TCAGTCGTCGATCAAGGTGAGGTGCAGTTGCGGATTGGGCAGGTCGATGATCTTGATCTGCCAGAAGTAGATGCTGGCGAGGTCTTCGGGTAGGACGCGACGGAGCTTGCGTCCCAGTGCCCCGAGGTCTTCGTTGCCAAGGTCGATCTGCCAAATAATCTTGGCGGAGGCGATGCGGACGAAGCCCTTGGTGGTGACTTCTTCCATGGATTTGAGGGCGATGGTGGTGGCGGCGGCGATGTCATTGAATTGGCTGATGGCAAGGCTTTCCGCCTTGCGGTTGATGACCAGCTCGGTGAACATTCTTCCTCCCAAGAAGATGGCAAAGCCCCACGGCATCGTTGACGTGGGGCTTCGGCGCGCGCCACGTGCGATGGGGGCGCAGGGGTCATACTAGCCAGACTAGCGGATAAACGCAAAACAGGGAGCCCGGGTTCCGGACTCCCTGTTTAACCCCGCCACCTGGCCACGACACCACCGACGGGTCTTTTGCACACCCCTGCGCAATGTCCCTTGCCCATCCCTTAATCGTACGAGGATGTTGCCCAGGACTATACAAAGAACCCGCACCTGGTGCAAGCACGGGGGGTCTTGCGGTGCGGGTTCTCTGCGTCCTCGGCTGAGGTTAGTCAGACTGTACATCACCGGCAGTACCATGTTGAACCCAGATCCTTAGTGTCGGACACCGGCGACCCGTCATCCCCGGCGCAAAGGTAGATGCCCCGGCGGCGCAGGGGCAGTGAACCCCCGGCTGCCGGGGCATCGCCCCCGGTGCAAACGTCACTTCCGGGCGTACGTGGCCCCCGGCTCCCGCACCGCTTCCACCTTCGCCGCGTGCTCCGAAGGCACCTCCTTGGTGGCGCCGTTCGGATACGTCACGACGAACACCTCCGCCGGGGCCGCCTTACGGGCACCGCCACACGTTGAACATCCCATCTAGTTCCCTCCCTTCAACTGCTCCAGCCGCGCAGCGCGCTGCCGCTGATCCGCTGCCGCACGGAACTGCTTGTGCGCGGCCAGCGCATCAGCGCGCTGCCGCTCCACGCCCCGCTGATCCAGGGCACTGATAACCCGGGCCACAATGTCGGGCTCCGCCGGCTCGGTCACATCTTCCGGTTCCGCCGAAGCGATGAGCGGCAGGTTCGGCGTTTCCATGTCCACACGATCTTCCACATGCTCATGGTGCTCTTCGCCGAAGCCGATAGCCGCGACCAGCGTCTGCGTGTCATCCTCCATCGCGAACACGGGGAACCCGGGGGTGTTGACGGCCAGGGCGGCAACGAGTTCCAGGTTGCCGTTGACTCCCCGCCAGTCACCAGACAGAGGATGCCGGCGGACACCGGCGATCTGCACCGGGGAAGCTTCGGGAACGACAGCCCCGGCGAGCTGGATGCCGTACTGATCCTCGTGTGCGGAGGCCACAACAACGGTGGTGCCGGCGTTGTCGTAGTGCTCAATGGCAGGCAGGACACCCAGGGCGACATCGGCGTGACCGCCGCCGTAGGTGACGCGGCCCACCTTCACCAGTTCCCCTTCGGCGGTGAGCACGGTGCCGAGCTGGAAATGCTGGTAGCCGGTGCGCGACTTCGGCGCCTTGACGCAGGCACCCCTCCCGACACTCCTGTGACAGGTCTTCCACAGCGCCAGGTAGCCACTGAACTGCCCTTCGGGGCTGATCTGCAGCGGGCCGGGCTGAATGTCCTGATGGTCAAACCAGGCAGCCGGCGGCGCGATGGGTGCGGCGGAGGCGATGAGAACGTCCACCTCTTCGGGCTCCGGCACCTCCTCGGCGAGGATCTCTTCGGCCAGTTCGGTCAGTGGCATGTCACCCTCCAAGGCGAAATCGCCGGCGTCTCCCTCTTCGTCTTCCTTGCCCGTGACCCCGTTGTCGCGCTTCGTTTCCCGATCCCACGAGGCACGGATGGTGGGGTCGTCGAAGTGTTCTGCCATGCGCCGGTAGATGCCGGAGATGACGTTGCGCAGCTGCTCCTTCTCCCGGTCGGAGATGTTGGGAAGGCCGCCGTGGGCGCCTTCGAGGAGTGCCGATGCGGCGTAGATGGCGTGGTACATGACGTGCAGTTCGCCGTCGATGATGTCGCCGATGGGCAGCCGGTACGAGTAGACGGATCCCGGGTTGCCTTGGTCGTGGCGCCACAGGAAGGCCCGGTTGATCTTCTTCGTGTCGTTGTCTGCCCAGATGGCGATGCGCCGGATGGCGTCGTCCCGGTTGACTTTCTCTTCCCGGGCGGCGATGGGCAGGCCGCGCCAGCCGGAGGAGTTGACGGCGAACTCGGCTGTTTCGTTTGTTGCGTTTGCGCAGCCGCAATCCTCGCCAGGGGTATCCAGGGGAGATACGTCGTCTGCCTCCATGGCGTCGATCCAGGCGCGGATCAGCTCATCGTCGTCGTCTTCGAAGTCTTCCGCGCGGCCGATGTAGACCCGCTGCCCCTCGAACGCGGGGATGCTGACCAGCGTTGCCCCGCCGGCCTTGTAGCTGGTGAACTCCGAGACACCGTCGCCCCGGAACACTTCCACGAAGCCGCCCGGGTCCAGGCTGAGCCCGGCCACCCCGCCCTCAATGAGAGCCAGCGCCTGGGACACCTCCGGAATGACGGCGGGGTCCATAAAATCGCCCCACCCCCAAGCCATCTCCTGGCCAGTGGCATCCGGCCCGATGGTCGTACCGAGGATGCGTCCCACCGTCACCGCGCCGGCATGGCCACCATTCCTGGCCTTCGCCCATTCGAGCGGCAACGGTAGGGCGCGGAACGACAAGCTGCCCGGCCGGAACATGCGCCCGTCACCCGTTGGCACACCGATCGGTGCCAGCGGTGCCATCCACACCACATCCTGCAGCAGCGGGGCTGCAGAAAGCAGGGTTTCTGCAGCTTCCAGGCTGTGCTCACCTCGGCCGTGGCCAGGAGGTCCGCCGGTGGCCTTGGTGTGCAGGATGTTGCACAGGCCTTCGGGGTTGGTGGGGAAGTGGGAGCGAAGCTGGCGGACGCAGCGCAGGAAGTCGCCAGGAACACCCCAGCGGATCTTGGCAGCACCCTTCCCGATGAGCCAATACCGCTGCAGGGCGATGGGCATCCCCCGCGCCGGGTTCGGGTCAACCATTACCCACCTGCCCTAACACTCATCTCACAGCGACAGTTGACGACGTTCTCCGCGCTGGCCGTGACATCCCCGGGGTACATGAGGTACTCGTCCCCGACGGTGAACGGCATCCCCATCGGCACGGTTTGCCCGTTCGCCGCGTGGTGCGCGGCCCGCTCGTCCCCGTCGAGGTCGGTGTCCCACGTTTTCGTCGCCGCCGGGCGGACCTGCATATTCGCTGCGAGCCAGCCGACGTTCCAGGCCCGCGCCGTTTCGGTGCGGGCGATGGCCATGGCCCGGCCGGGCCACCGTTGGGAGCCGGTGGCATCGAGGTAGGCGTCGACTTGTGCGGCGATGCGCTCGGTTGACATCCCGGCCCGCTGGCCCTGGTCGATGAGGTCGAACAGGTCCCCGGCGATCTCATCGGGGATGCGAGTGAGTAGGTTTGCGGTTCGTGCCTGCTCCCGCAGCACCATGCCCTCTGTTGCCATCCGGCCGGCGCCAATGTCGGCAGCTGCGGCTTCGGAGACCTGTGCGAGCAGTGGGAGCAGGCGCGCCACTTCGGCACTCCACACCGGTGCGGCACGGTGGGCACCGCTGGGATCGGGCATGCCTTTGTATTGCGCCCAGGGGGCCATGACGGCGGTGCGGGCGGCGTCAATGAAGCGGCGCAGCCCTGGCCACACCTGGTCGTAGACGCGCTGCACCCAGTCGCTACTGGCCATCGGGTACCAGCCCGGCGGTGCGGAGCATGGTGATCAGGTTGCGTGGCTCGTGGGGGATGGAGCCGGTGAGCAGGATCGTGCAATAGGTGGCCAGCACCTGCTGGACCTGTGACACGTTGACCTGGGTGTCCAACATGGACAGGGTGGCGGGGAGGTGTTCCCAGGCACCGGCGAGTAGCTGCCGTGCGTGGGTTTCACCGTTGACCTTGAGCCGGGTGTGCAGTTCCGCCTTGGGGATGTTCGGATACCTGCCCCGGTCAGCACGGGTGAGCAGTTGCCCGCCGGCACGCTCCAACGCTCGTAGCACTGCCGCTTCGCAGCCGACGGCCAGGGCGAGGCCTTCCGGTAGGGAGGAGGCGGTGCGGGCAGCGGGTACCCCGCCGTCGTTGCTGGCGGCGCGGTTGGCTTGCGGTGCGGCAGGGTCCACGGAACGCTGTGGGATCGGCGTACGTGTCGACTCTTTCGCCGTGCGCTCCGGCGGCGGTGGAATACCGGGCCCACCAATCGACGGGGTCGGCATCGGCGGGATGACCGATTCGGCGGGCAGGACATCTTCGGTGAATCCGAGCAGGTCCCGCACACCTTGCGTCTGGAACAGAACCGGGTCAACGAGGACGAGTTTCTGCAGGAACTTGACCTGCAGGTCCTGCTCATCGGGGGCGTCGGTGATGGCGAAGTCCCCGGCGAGACGCACCGCCTCTCCCGACAGCAGGTCCAGGTTGAACAGGTTGACCGCGTCTTGCAGGCGCTCGGGGCGAACGGTCAGCGGTGCGGTGTCAAAGGTGAACGTGTACCGGTCGGGATCCTTGCCGAGCACGGTGAGGGCACGGCGCAGGTATGACTTGGTCAGGCCTTCGCACAGCCGGTTCATGACCGGTTCGATGTGGACCTTGATGCCGGATTCCTGGATGAACCAGCCGGTCCAGGCAGTGATGTCACCGATGCCGGTCAGCACTTCGGCGGGCATGTCCATGGCCAGGGAGAGCCGGCGGATCGCCTCGGTGCGCAGCTCCAGGGCTTGCTTGGATAGGACGGAGGCGAACTCCATAAATTGGATCTTGCCGAGGGCTTCCATCGGCACCTCGGCGAAGGTGGGCACGACGCCAGCGGCGGTGCCTTCACCCTGCAGCGGCTGCGCTGCCATCCGAACCATGCGGTTCGTGTACGCCTCGGCGGCACTGGTGGAGGTGCCGTCGTCGGGGAAATCCATGTCGTTGGGCAGGAACACCATGCCGGCGCTGATCAGCCGCGAATCGATCTGTGCGAAGACGTACCGGGTGAGTCGCTCCAGCTCCACCAGCACCGTCATGGCACCACGGCCCGGGGAGTCGGCGCACCACGAGTCGCGTGGGTGCGGAGTCCACAGGCGGATGATCAGATCCTGGCCGGGGCGCAGTGCGCGACGCTGCCGGGTGCGGATGAGGGAGGGCCGCCAGTCGTAGCCTCCGGCACGGCGCCGTAGCTCCGAACCGGACACGACATACCATTCGTCGGATTCTTTGCCGCCGTCGATGCCGAGGATGTAGCACTCCCCGGTGACGGTCAGGTTGACGCCGATCGCCCGTACCGCTTCGGCCTTCGAGTCGGGGCCGCCGAAGATCGTGTCAGCCAGCCCGGCGATCTCGGGGTCTTCGGTTTCCTGCTGCACCCGGCCGTTCTCGTCCACGTCAGCGACGTAGATGCGGCAGCGGCTGCAGGCGTTGCCGACCCAGTTCGCGGCGAAGCGGAACTCTCCGATGAGGTCATACAGCCGCCACAGTTCGACCTGCCAGCCTTCGTCGCCGAAGCTGTACATGCCCCACAGGCGCTCATCCTGCTGGGTGGCGATCATCGACGCCGCTGTCATCGCCTTGTGCGGGTTGACGGCTTCGATGGTGGTGCCGGTCAGCACCTCAGCCTTTTTCTTGCCGAACAGGGCCATTACTCACCACCTGTGTTAAGCCGCCCGGCCACCCAGGAGGCGGTTGGGATGAGCAGGAAGCCGACGAAGATGCGCTGGTCCCACGGCATGCCGTGCAGCAGGAAGATTCCGGGGATGGTGAGGGGGGTGGCGATGTAGGGGGAGACGCACCAGGGACATAGGACCAGGTAGGTGGCCCAATGGTGTTCGCCGAAGCGGTTGAGCACACGTTGGCGGATGGGCAAGCCGATGCGATCTTCGGTGATCACGCGCGTCCATCGGGTGGTCGCCATGATGATGCCGAAGACAATCAGTAGCCACGCTACATATGCCACGCTGCTAAGACTACGTGATCTCGTTACCGAATCGTTAGTAACCCGCGCCGAGATGTGGTACGGCGTAGAAGCCGTCGGGCAGGGCCAGCTGGTATTGGCTGGGATCGGCGAGGCTGGTGCGTCGCTTCTCGCTTTTCATGAGGTGTCGCGCACCGTGCACCATGGCGTCAACGCGGTCCGGGGACTTGCGCACGTTGTCGGGGTCGAAGCTGACCATCTGGTTTTCGAGCTGCTCGTAGTGGCCGACCATGTGAAGCCTGCCTTGCTGCAGGCGCATCCCGACCGGCTGTGCACGCAGTGACTTGCCGACCTTGGAGTCGACGGTGACCAGGGGCGGGGAGGTGTGGGGGGGGAACAGGCCTTGCTGGTCGCGCAGTTCTGTGTAGGCGTCGTTGAGGACTTGGGTGAGCCAGCGCTTGCCGACGTTGTCTTCGACGACAACCGTGTCGGCGCCGTAGGCGAGGACTGTTCTCCACACCGCCATCGCTGCCATCCGGCCGGCGCCTTGCACGGTGGCGTCTCCGAGCACGTACATGTGGGAGCGGGTGTCCCTGGCTACCACGACGATGCCGGTTTCGTCGTCTTCGCCGGTGGCGCCGGGGTCGACACCGACGATGATGTTGACCAGGTCGTCGGGGATGTCATCGACGCGGTATTTGTCGAGGTCGGAGCGGCCGAACAGGGCACCGTCCATTGTTTCGATGAGTTCCCCGTACAGCTCTTGCCGGCCGAGGGTGGTGCCGTCGTAGCGCAGCTTCAACTCTTGCAGGACGAAGGAGCTGAGGTTGGAGGCGTTGTCGAACGTGGAGCCCCGGATCATGTGTACGGAGCCGTCTTTGCGTGCCGCTAGTTCGCGCAGCAGGTCGATGGGCTTCGGGGTGGTGGTGATCAGTGCGCGGGGATGGTCGGGGCGGATGTCTGCTCGCAGGGACGGCATGATGCCTTCGAGCCAGGTCCGGCGGGGCTCTTTCCATTTGATGACTTCGTCGAGGATGACGCTGGTCAGGTTCATGCCACGGCATGTGTCGGGAGTGTCGGCGCCGCTGGTGTGGATCTTGGTGCCGTTGGGGAACAGGATCATCGGCTTCGGTGCCTTGCGGTACTCGAAGGGCAGGTGCCGGCGGCGCAGCACGTTCAACAGACCCGACGGGCCCTCGATGTTGACCATGCGGGCATCGGACAGGGTCTCCGCGACAACAGCATGCTCCGTGGGCACGCCCGACTGGTCGAACGGGTACTGCATGGCCCGCTCCACCAGCCACTCCGCGCCGGTGCGACTTTTGCCTGCTCCGCGCCCTGCGCAGTAGCAGGCCACGAACCACTGGCCCTCATCGAGGATCTGTTCGGGTCGGCCGGTGAACCACCACTCTCCTCGCAGGACTTCTTCGACCATTTCGGGGGACAGCGAGTCGACCCAGGCGAGCTGCTCGGCGGGCGGCAGTGCGCTGATCTGGTCTTTGATCGACAGTCCCATGATCGGAAGTATAGGTAGCGTGGCTACACATCACCAGGGAGGCTGTTGGTGTCGGTGGAGGATAGTGCTACTGTGCACGACGTGAAGGGCTCCAAAGCCCCCTCCATCAAGGTGAAAGGAGGACAGTGCGGACCTGCAAAATCAAGGACATCCTGCCCCGCTACTACGTTGGCGTGGAGGAGTTCGACCGCCCGTTCACACAGATCGACATGCTTGCCGAAGACATCAAGGCACGCGGCATCCAGCAGCCGATCATCGTGGACAGGAATCTGCGGCTCATCTCGGGCTGGCGGCGGCTGGAAGCGGCACGCTGGATCGGCATGAAAGAGGTGCCATTCATCGCTGGCGACTTCTACACCGTCATCGCCGCGATCCGGGAAGAACAAGCCAACGCGGATCCGGCGTTCACTGTCGAGATGCGTGCACTCGACAAGCTGAAGATGATCAACACGCTGCGTATCCTCGGCGAAGGGGAACGCATCAAGCGTCGCCTGCAAATCACCCACCGGGCAGGCAAAACCCGCCACGGCAAAGGCGACCAGGCACCCGTGCCGCAGCCCTCCACCGAAGAAGCCATCGCCAGCGTGATGCGCTACGAACCGGCCAGCGCCTACAAGATCTGGGGCATGATGGCCAGCCACTGCCTCGGAGCCGTCCACGGCAAATTTGGCCCTCACGCCAAAGCCAACGAAGAAGCGGCACTGGAAGCAATGCGCATCCACCAGATCGGCCTGGATGGGCACGGACCACACTGCGGGGCCCACGCGACCTGGGAAATCTACCGAAAGTTGTCCACCAAAGTTGAACCCCAGGACATGCGCACCTGGGAAACCGGCATAGCGGCAATCCAGCAACAGCTGGAACACCTGCACCTACTTGCCGAACAGCTCCACACCCCCCCACGGGAACTGACAGTCGAGCAGGCCGTGCTGTGGGGAGATCAGATCAGCAGCCAGCTGAAACCATTCCGGGTCCTGGCTGGCAAGCTCCGAGGACTCAACAAAGGGGAGAACCCGTAATGCCACTGCTTTTCAAGATGGACTACAGCCCGCTGGAGAAGCTGGACCGGCCGAAGTATGCCGTGATCCCGCTGGAGCAGGTCAAGGTCGATCCCCGCGTGCAGCGGGAAATCCTGCCGGCGAAGCTGGCGAAGATGAGCGCCGAATGGTGCTGGGCCGGTGTGGACTCCGCGCCGATCGTCGTGTCCCACCGGGGTGGCCGGTACTACGTGCTTGACGGGCAGCACCGCGTGGAGGGCATGCTGCTACAGCATGCCCGGCCCGGGGAGACCGAGCACGCCATCGGTGCGATGGTGTACGAAGGGCTGACCCCCGAGCAGGAGGCGCTGCTGTTCCTGCTGAAGAACGACCAGTCGAAGGTCAACCCGGCCGCCACGTTCCTGGTGCTTGTCACCGCCGGCGTGGAGGAGGCGGTCGCCGTCAACAAGGTCATCGAGCACTACGGCATCAAGGTCGGCGGCGGTGGCAAGGACTTCGCCGCCGTCGGTTCCGCGATGCGCATCGCCCGCTGGGCCAACGGCCTGACGGTCCTCGGGGACGCATTCGATGTCCTCACCCAGGCGTGGCCTGACCCGCAGCCGCCGAACCGGCCGCTGCAGGAGAACATCCTCCTCGGCGTGGCCCGCATCATGCACCGCTACGGCGAGGAGATCGACAAGAAGTCGTTCGTGCGGATGCTGCAGAACCGGTACCCGCACGCCAACGCCACCACCGTGATCTTGCAGGCGGCGGCGGCGTTGGGCAGCGGCAACCGGGCTTCGGTGGCGCTGAACGTCGCCGGGGTGTTGGTGGCGAACTACAACAACTCGCTGCACTCGACGAGGCAGAAGATCGACCGCTGGGACCCGGAGGCCGAGGGCAAGCGGAAGATGAACGACGCTGACGACAATGAGATCGTGGTACAGTCCAACTAGCTCGTTTGGTACTGCGGAAAAACTGGCCCCCCGTCACCCGGGGGGCCAGTTTTTTGTCATACCCGGTTACTAATCTTGAGTCGTGAAAGAATGCTGCGAGCAGCCTGAATGCCTGCACCCGATCTCCGAACAGATCGGTGAGGAGGTCCGGGCGCTGATCCGCTGGGCAGCAGACACTTCCCCACGTTCCCTGCAAGCAGTCCCCGGCCCATCAGAGTTGGGGGACGCTTGCGACCGGCGCCTGGCGTACCGGCTGGCCGGTTCCCCCAGCTTCAACAGCCGCCCCGATCCGCTCGCCGCAGTGATAGGCACTGGCCTGCACTCCTGGCTTGAGCAGGCAGTTCTGCGGTTCAACGCCACCTTCGGTTCCACCACCCTGACCCCGGAAACACATCTGCAGATCGACCCGATCGTGCGTGGTACCTCGGACCTGTACCACCGGGATCTGCGGTGCGTCATCGACTACAAGGGTGCCGGCGCTGATGTCATCAAGAAGGCCATCGCCGAGGGGCCTACCGAGGGCTACAAGGTGCAGACGCACCTGTATGGCTATGGGTACGAGCAGGCGGGGCTGGCTGTCGACTACGTCGCCCTGGTGTACATCCCCCGCGCCGGCACGCTGAAAGGCATCCACGTGTGGGTGGATCGCTATGACGCCGATGTCGCGAAGGCCGCCTTGGCGCGCATGTACCGCATCGGCGAGGAGTTGATCTCCCACGGGGATTCTCCGTCCCGATTTGACAAGATCACCGCCGCCCCCGACTCCAAACGGTGCTGGTATTGCCCGTTCTGGGGCGAAGACATGCTTACCGGAGCAACCCCCGAATACGGTTGTCCCGGTCGATAAAGGAGAAAATGCACAATGTCGTACAGCAACGAATACGATGAAGCCAACGCGATGCTCATGGGTGGGGAGCGCACCCGATCCTGCTCGTTCGACGGGCCGCCCGGGATCACATGGTCCGGTGTCGTCGTCTCCCCGCCGAAGGTTGTTGAGCAGACCGATCCGCAAACCCGCGAAGTGAAGCGGTGGCCGAACGGCGACCCGAAGAAGTCGATCGTCGTCACCTTGCAGACCGATGTCCACGAAGACAACGACGACGACGGCCGGCGTGGACTGTGGCTGAAGTTCAAGAGCCAGCAGGCGGTGGCCGAGGCGGTCCGCGCCGCCGGTTGCAACAAGATCGAAGTGGGTGGGTACATCACCTGCACCTACTACGCGGATGAGCCGAAGAAGCCAGGTCAGCTGAAGGCCGTCAAGCTCTACCGGGCCACCTACACCCCGCCGGACGCTGGCAACACGGCCCTCATGGAGGCCTTCCCCGACGCCACCCCGGTCAGCCCGGCACCACGGGGCCCGGCGCCCTCCGTCGGAGACATCGCCGCCAAGCAGTCCGAGGTTTTGCGCCAATTGCACAACCGGACATCGGCGGGGGGCGCGCAGCCGGCAGAGCCGCCGTTCTAGGATGAGGGAAGGCTTCTTTGGGGGGTCGATCTCGTC